TTATGCGTAATACATATTCCCCTGTCTTTCGCTTAACAAAAATAGCGCATCCATTAGCAAGAATAGTAAAGTCTAAACTTGCACTTTTATTACTTACGCTAATTGATGTAATTCGTTCCCTTAAAACTTGCATTTCTTCATCATCAAACATTAAATATATTTTTAGTAGATCTAGTGCTTTTTCTCTTTTGTCTTTCATGTTTTATCACCTCCTTAACCCTGCCTAACATCCAAATTGTGATGCCAGTTGTTATTGTTAATACTATATTGATTAATATTTGCCAGCCTTCTGCTTGCTCAATTCCTCCATATAGTCCTAACCCTAATATCCCTAAGCACCATTGCACGGTTGTAATTAGATTTATAATGTTCATCTTCTATGCCCCCTTTAACCACTTCATGTGCTGGCCTTTCATCCATGCTTCAAATTTTTCTACATGTACCAGCGTTTGTTGCGGTCCTAGTTGCATGCATATTTCATTAAATCTACCTTCATTGCGGATCATATCTATTCTTCTATAGATATACATTTTGCTGCGCCCCCATATCTTAGCTAATGTGCTAATAGGCACATATTTAGGTTGAACACTTTCCATTACTACACATTCCTTTCTATTTCATCTTTCTTTTATAATTGCTATAATCACCTTGAAAGGAGGTGATATTATGGATATGCATAAAAAGATAATTGCATTTGCTATCTCTTTAGAAGCTAATGAATTAAATGGCAATCGACTTATATTGCTTACTAATGCTGGTCTGTTGTCTGCTCTTCCTGTATATAGTGATGAGTCTGATATTCAATCCAAGCTACTCTATCAATGCTTAAAAAGTACAGAAAAAGCGTTAAATAAAAATTATGTTCCAAATTCTGAAAGGCATCTATTGTTTGACGATAATTCATTGCTACTAAAGGATGTTAAATTAATCTCATCTCAATCAGTCCAAGAACTTGGTTCATTGCTTTTAGACACTTCATCAGTAATCGCTATTTCCATTGGCACTTGCCTAAAAGCTCAATAATTTTCTTTTCATCTAAATTGCCATGTGTGCTAATCGTTACACGTGGCAATTTATTTTTTGTTACTAACTTATTAAGTCTTTTAATCTTTTTAATTGCACAGTCTAATTCAGATGTATCTACTTTTATTTTTACTGTGTATTCTTTTCTACTATTGATATTCCCTTGTCTTTCCTCTTTTAACTGATTTCCTTTATTGTCCATATGTCTTTGTAATGGAGTTTTTATTTCTTTCATTTGATTTCACCTCTTTATAAAAGTGTGATATTTCGTGTTATTGTTTAAAAAAAAGAGTTTCTACTGGCAAATCTGTGCCTAATGTATCTTTAATCTTCAACGCTTCTTCAAGTGTAAGTGGATATTTCCCGTTTAATTTGTCAATTAATGTTGCATATCTCCACTTTAGCGTTTTTGCTAATACTTTTTTATTCCACCCTTTTCTTGCAATTTCTGCCAATAAATTAGCATACATATTTTTCACCTCCTTTTTATTGGTGCGATATTTCGCATTGATTATGCTTTTATTATAGTGCGATATTTCGCATTTGTCCAATTTAAGTTATGTGATATTTCGTTTAACTATTGTTTATATATGATATTTCGTATTTAAATATTGATATTTCGTTTTACAAATGATAGTATATGTATATATAGTTAATATATAGAGGAGTTTAACTATGACACGAGAAGAATTTTTAAAAGCACGCATAGCGGAAATTGATACTGTTAAAGGTTTTGCCCAAAGAATTGATATGCCATATAGTACATTGCGCTCTATCTTACAAAATGTGGGCGGTGCATCAATTGACAATGTAATTAAAATTTGTAAAGGCCTTGGTATTACTACAGAGCAAATGGAGTCTTTAACCCAGTCTACAGATGAAGAGTATTATTTAAATAAAGATACTGCAGAATATGCGGAAATGCTTCGCACTCGTCCAGAAATGCGTATGTTATTCTCCGCATCTCGTGGTATCTCTAAGGAGGATATGGAAAAAGCTGTAGAATATATAGAATTACTCAAACTTAAACACAAATAAACTTATAATGGGGGATGTTAGAGAGTGATTGTTAATATTATTGAGTGTGATATTCCTAATGTGAAAGCTGTTACATCTACAGGGGAAGATGAAGGTGTTCACAATATTTATATCCGTAAAAATATGTCTATTGAAGATATGAGAAAAGAAGTTGCTCATGAATTATTACATATCATCAATGAAGATTTCCATGTTGACCAGCATGTTAACCTCATTGAACATATGGTAAGAAGAAAAGAACTTACTGATGATGTATTAGATGAAATAGATTTCTATCATCATGTTTTATAGTGTGTAAATTATTGTTAGGAGGCTTGTCAAAAAGCTTATTTCATGGTACACTCTGTATACGGAATCTGGGGAGACTTAGAAATAAGTCGCAACCTGAAAAAGCTGTGTACAGAAATGTACGCAGCTTTTTTTATTGCTATGAAACCATTTAAAGATTATGACGAACAAATTAAAATTTTACAAGATAGAGGTCTTTTACCTATCATAACGGATACTTCACTTACTAATTCAGAACTTGTAGATAGTAATGGGTGTATATCTATTTCAAGTAATCCCATTCCATATGCCAAAACTTTACTACAATCATATGGCTACTACAACATTATTAACCTCTACAATAAACCATTCGTACATAATGATACTTACGATAAAGATATGGATTTTTTTAAACTTATGAGCCTACACGAAATAGATACTATTATTAAATCGCTCTTATACTCCCCAATCTTTATTGCAGAACAAAAAATAAAAACTACTATTGCACACTCATTTGCACAAAAATATGGCCCTTTTGATTCAACATCTTTAACAAATTACGTTGAGCCTTATTTAGATTCTTCAAATTATAATCGTTCATTGAAAAATAACTCTAATAAGCCTCAATGTAATGATCTTATAAAACATTTTACTAAAATCCTAACAGATAACACTAAATATCCTCCTTTCAAACACTATCAGACTAACCATGGACATATTCCTATTTGGGTATTCATTAATAAACTTACCTTTGGTGAAATGAGAAAAATGTTTGAAGTATTGAAAATACAACAGAATATCTCTAATGTTTTTAATTTAACACCATCTGAATTACGTAGCACATTAATCTACCTCAATAATGTTCGTAATGATTGTGCACATGGAGCGAATTTTTTTCAGCAAACCTATCCAGCATTAAAATCATCTATTAAAATCATCTCTGATTTTGAAACTACATTCTCTTTTCAAAACTCTTCTATTGGTAATTTATTTACATGTCTTTGTTTATTAAAGCCATTCTTACCAGCATTCGATTATTTCAAAACTTGTGATTCTTATTTTAATGAAGTTTTTAAAACTGTAATTTCTACGCATCCTATGCCAATAATTACACCATATGTAATGAAACAACTTGGTGTTACTAGCTTGGAAGATGCACAAAATAAATTATTTTATTTAAAGTCATACAAATAAAAATCCCCCTACTCTGCGCTAACAGAATAAGGGGCTATGATACACCTAAGAGGTATACCACATCAACTTACTATATTATACCATACCTCTTAGGCTTATTTACTATACCATTTTTTATCCTAGGAGGTATTTTTAATGTGGTGTGAAACTGTAACTACCAAAACTGGTATTACTAAGTATAAATTTCAAGAGCGTTATGTAGATCCATATAGTGGTAAGACAAAAAGAATATCTATTACCTTAAATAGTAATAGTAGGCAAGCCTACAAAATCGCACAATCTGAATTGCAAAATAAAATTGACTTGGCCACTAATACAGATATTGCCAAAGATATGACATTAAATGATGTTGTATCTGAATATTTAGAATCTAAACGTGCCTTTAGAAAATCATCTACACAATATAGTCTGGATAATCTACACAAACAGATTATGAAATGGTTTCCTGCTGATATATTACTATCTAAACTTTCACCATATATTATTCAAAGCACGTTTGATAAATTTGCTTGCCAGTATTCCTACAACTATACAAAACTGGCCCTTAGTCTTATTAGACAATCATTAAAATACGCTAGGCGCATGGAATATATTCGTGATATTTCATTCTTAGACAATATCGAATTACAAAAACCAGTAGCGGATGTAGACCGCATCAAAAAACAACGTTCTAAATTTCTAACTAAAGATGAACTAAAAGACTTACTATCACAATTAGATACTGTTAATCATCATGTATCCCTATTATGTGAATTTCAATCTTTAACTGGTCTTAGATTTGGTGAAATGGTAGCATTACGCACTCAAGACTACGATGTAGAAAATGCTGAAATAGATATAAATGCTACTTTATCTAATCGTGGTAGCTTTTCTGACCCTGCTATGCGCCTCCCACCAAAGAACGTTCATTCTATCCGTAAAGTAAAATTGGATGCAAGGGCCGTACAAATCATTAATCACTTTATAACTGCCAATCAAGCAAGGCGATTATGGAAATCTAAATTTGCTGACCTAGGCTATATCTTTGTTACCGATGGTGGATTACCATATGATCTACATTATGTAAATCGTACTATAAAAAAGCTTGGTTTTCACAAACCAGTAAGCACCCATACCTTTAGACATACTCATATTTCTATTCTTGCTGAATCTAATGTTCCTCTAAAAGCAATTATGGAACGTGTTGGCCACAATGAGCCACGTACTACACTTGCTATTTATACTCATGTAACTGATGAAATGAAACAGGAAGTAAATGCAGCAATTACTAATATGGGTAAAGTACTTTCAAATAAATAAAAAATGAGCCACCGCATCATCTGTGCAGTGGCTTTTTAATCCTCATATAAAAGGGGCAAATATTTGTTTTTAAAAGGGGCAATAAAGGGGCAAATTATCGTTACAATGCGTTGCAATTTGTTACTCTTTATTTTTCAAACACCCTTGTAAATGCTTTATCTGTTACAGTTTGTTGCAATTCGTTACAATCTGTTAAACAGTCAATAAGAATGGTGCGGTTGGAGGGACTTGAACCCTCACGAGCGTACGCTCACCACCCCCTCAAGATGGCGTGTCTGCCATTCCACCACAACCGCATGGAATACAAATGGTGCCTCAGGACAGAATCGAACTGTCGACACACGGATTTTCAGTCCGTTGCTCTACCAACTGAGCTACCGAGGCACGTTTTTTTTGTAAAAAAAAATGGCGACCCCGATCAGATTTGAACTGACGATCTTCGCCGTGACAGGGCGACATGTTAACCGCTACACCACGGGGCCGCGTATCAACTCTCGTTGACTACTCGTATATATT